ATTAATATTAAAGGAGATGTTAATCTTACAATTGATGCTAATTGTAAAACATATATTAAGGGTGATTGGAACATACAAGTGGATGGTGATTTAACTGAAGTTGTTAAAGGTACAATGACACAAACCGTTACAGGTGCTGTTACAGAAACTTATAGTGATATAAAAAATGAAACTGTTACAGGTGCTGTTACAGAAACTTATAATAATGCTAAGACTGAAACTGTTACTGGAGAAGTATCGGAAACATACAAAGCAAATCAAACAACAAATATTACAGGTACACAAAAACAATATGCAACAGCGGAGATTGACGAACAAGCTCCAATCATTAATTTAAATAAACATTTGTAGAGTCTAGCTATGGCACATGAATTTATTATCATGGACAACGATTTAAAATTAACAACGTATACTGAGTACGAGGATATAAATCTTGGCTCACTATTACATGTAATTAAATTTTTGCCCGACTTAGGTACACTCATTGATTCAAATGAAGTAGTTCTTGAGACACAACCAACTAGTACAACTACAGGTGCAACGACACTTACTATTTTAGATTCTTCTGTTAATGTTTTACAATCTATATTTGGTGCAACTACAGCAACTGCTGATCTAGATAACTTAAAAATAATAAATTCAGCAGGTACTACATTAAGAACATTATTTACTGTTGCTAGTGGAACAGATTTTGCAGTAGTTGATGATACATTTACTTTTAGTAATGTAGAGTTTACGGATACTACAATTACTATTACCGTAGATGAAGGATCAGTAACAGGATTCACTAAATTAGTACCAGAAAATTTTGGGGATGGATTAGAAAATCATATAGTATTGGAGACAGCCTCGGATACTCAAGTAGACAACCACTACCACAATCCGACAGCAGCTCATCATGTAGCTGGTGATGGACATACAGAAGAAGAACATAGGGAGATTTCCTTGTGGCCTTTCAAGTTAGCAAAATTAATAGAATTGGAGAAAGCAAATGCCAGCAGTTTGTAGAGGAGACAGCACAGATACAGATGTAGTACATTGTAGCACTCCGAGTAGAAGTGGAAGAAGTGATAATGTTAAAGTTAACGCAATTGGTATATCTAGAGCGGGTGATCTTAATACATCTCATCTTCTACCAGCAGCTGTATGTGTAGCTCATACTGCCCCTATTACAACAGGGTCTACAAAAGTTTTTATTAATGGAAAGGGATGTGGAAGAATAGGCGATGCAGTATCTTCTTGTACTGTAGTAGGTTCTGGCAGTCCTAACGTATTTGCTGGTGGTTAGTTGGCCAACGCTGTATAAATAAGAGTGTAGGAGTATAACATGGCAACAGCTAGAAATGCTGGGTATGATGGTTCATTAAATAATAATAGTTCGCGTGATCCAGCAGGCCCAGGAACATATTCAGATTTAGACCTCTTTTTTCAAAGGAGAAGTTCTGACTCCGATATAAATAAGATTAATAACATACAAGCTGTTAAGCGTTCTATTCGTAATTTATGTTTATTAGATTATTATGAAAAACCTTTTCATCCAGAAATTGCTTCTGGGATAAGAGGAATGTTGTTTGAAAATATGACACCTCTCACGGCTCAAATTTTAGCTCGTCAAGTAGAGGATGTTATTAATAACTTTGAACCTAGGGCAAGGTTGGTTGGGGTAAAAGCTATACCAGACTTAGATCGTAATGCATATGATATTACCATAGAATTTTATGTGGTCAATGCCCCCACAGAGCTGGTTGAACTCAGCATACTATTAGAGAGATTACGATAATGATAAATCAAAAAGTAGATGTAACAGAATTAGACTTTGATGAAATTAAAGATAATCTAAAAGTTTTCCTAAAAAATCAAAACCAATTTAAAGATTATGACTTTGAAGGTTCTGGTATGAGTGTTCTTCTTGATACACTTGCATACAATACACACTACTTAGGTTTTAATGCAAACATGCTTGCAAATGAAATGTTTCTAGATAGTGCAGCTTTAAGATCAAGTATTGTATCTCATGCAAAAACTTTAGGTTATGAAGTATCTTCTTGTGGAGCTCCGATGGCAAAGATTAGTGCCTCACTAGCTACAACAGATGCAACTAAGGTAATGCCAGCAGGAACTAAATTTACTACTACAGTAGACGGAACAAGTTTTCAGTTTGTAACAGCAAATTCATATTCAGCAGCTAATGCTGGTAACTCTATTACATTTGATGAAGTTGAAATTTATGAAGGATCGTATGTTACTACTAGATATACTGTAGACAATTCTGATCCAGATCAAAGATTTCTACTAACAGATAACCGAGCAGATACAAGCACGATAACTGTTCAAGTACAAAATTCTTCATCTGATACTATTCTTGTTACATATACTAAAGCTACAGACATATCACAGTTAACTAAAAATGCAACAGTATATTTTTTACAAGAAATTGAACAAGGTAAGTTTGAAATTTATTTTGGTGATGGTGTTGTAAGTAAAAAAGTTCAAGACGGTAATATTGTTATATTAAAATATGTTGTTACAAATAAAACTGCTGCCAATGGTGCAAACCTATTTACAGCTCCAGCTGCAATCGATGGTGTTACAGGAATAACTCTTACACTAGTAGCAGCTGCATCTGGTGGTTCAGAACCAGAAACATTAGATTCAATTAAGTTATCTGCTCCTCTTGACTATGCAGCTCAAGGCCGTTGTGTAACACGATCTGATTATCAAGTGTTTGCTAAAAAATTATTTGCGAATACTCAATCCGTATCCGTGTGGGGTGGAGAAGATGGAAGTTATGATACAAGCTTAGGTGTCGTATCTACTCCCCAGTTTGGTAAAGTTTTTATATCAATAAAAACAAATACTGGACAGAATTTAACAGCAGCGCAAAAGACAGCTCTTGTTAGTTCATTTAGTCCATTTACTGTTGCATCAATTACACCAGTTATTGTTGATCCAGAAACATTAAGTTTAATTTTAAATTGTACATTTATGTATGACTCAACAACTTTGGCTGGTACTAAACCAGATTTGGAAGCTGCTGTTCTTGCAAGATTAACTACATTCAATGATGATGAATTAAAATCTTTTAATAAACCATATAGATCATCTTATGTACAAGGATTACTTGATGATGTTAATCCATCTATTTTAAATAATACAACAAGTGTTGTTCTGGCAAAGAAGCTTAAACCAAAAATAGGTACAATTATATCTTATACAGTTCAATACAGTAACCCATTAAGTAATCCTCATGATGGTCACCTTGGAGCGACTGGTGGTATCGTTGCATCAACAGGATTTAAAGTTAATGGTAATTCTACGCAAGTAGTTTATTTCGATGATGACGGTCAAGGCAATTTACGAATATATTATCTTACAGGTGCGATAAGAACATACACTAATTCAACAGCAGGAATAATAACTTATAGTGAAGGCAAGCTTTCTATAAACTCAATAAACATAACCGCGGTTGAGAATGTTGATAATGTAGTTTCAGAGAGTATTAGGATAACAGTAAAACCAGCTTCACAGGATATTGTTCCTGTTAGAAATCAAGTGTTGGAAATAGATTTAGTTAACACAGTTATATTAGGATCAATTGATTCCGCTGCATCTACAGGTTTGGGTTATACAACCAATACAACAGGCACAGGTGCTACTACAACTATAAACACTACATCAAGTGCAACTACAACTTCGGCGTATTAAAGAATGAGTGAACTAAGTTCAAAATTTATAACTAAAATTTCTCCTTTAATTGAAGGTCAAGTACCAGACTTTGTACAAGCAGAGCATCCTATCTTTGTGGATTTTGTTAGAGATTATTTTAAGTTTTTAGAAGCATCGAAGATGCAACTTACCGCTGCAGCTGATTATATAAAATACGAAACAGAAACTATATCTTATATTTTATCTGAAGATGATGGGGATAGAATACTTGCAGAAAAAGGTTCTGGAACTCTAGGCCAGTATGAAGCTGGAGAAACTATTAAAGGTAGTTTGTCTAACGCAACGGCTGAAGTTCTGGTTGAAGATGTTCGTAACGGTATACTTTATACTTCATCCAACCATGATTTTATTACTGGTGAATCAATTATTGGATTAACATCAGCAGCCACAGGCGTTCTTACAAAGGTTAGGTCTAACCCTGTTCAGACTATTCAACAGTTATTAGATTATGCTAATGTTGACAACACCATCTATGATTTCTTAGATAAATTTCGTGATTCATTTATGGAAGCAATTCCTCAAACATTAGCCACTGGTGTGTCTAAACAAAATTTAATAAAAAATATTAAAGACTTATATACTTCAAAGGGAACATCAGAAGGTCATAAACTTTTTATGAGATTGTTGCTTGATGAAGAAGCTGAAATTTTTTACCCAACCAAAAACATGCTTCGTGTATCAGATGGTGAGTGGAGACAAAAAACTATTATGAGAGTTGAGTCTACTGGGGTTGCAGCTGATGAAATTAGAAATCAGCAAATCACAGGTTCAACATCACTAGCAACAGCTGTTGTCGTTGATACTATTGCTTTCCAACAAGAGTCAACTTCTGTTGTTGAATTAGAAATTGATAATATAGTCGGAACATTTTTAAATGGAGAAGACATTACTGCCATCTCTACAAAAAGTGATGTACAAGCAAAGTTTATTGTTAAAGCTATTGTAGCCACAGGAGACATTTCAAAGGTTGGTGCATTAAACACGGACAACGAGGTTGTTGATTTAGAACCTTTGGGTAACAACTTTGGTGATGTAAGAGTTGATGGGGTTTCTACAGGAGGTGTTGATGAAGTTGAGGTAGATACAGTTGGTGTTAACTACCAACTTTTTGATCCATTAGTATTTACTAGTACAGATGCTAATGTAAAATCTGCATCTGGCTTTGTAAGTATGGTTGGTGGTGGTGTTCAATTAGAAAATAGCACTACAGATGGTATCCAACTAGAAGAAGCTTCTAGAATTACAGCTGAGTTATTTAATGTTCAACTTGAAGAACAAATAGTAGAAAAATTTATTGGTAATGGTGTACTTAAAGCATTCACTTTAACCTCAATAGCAGCAGCCGACAATATCACAGTTTTTGTTGACGATGTTCAACAGAACATTGTAAATGGTTCTTTTAAATTTACACGAAGTGGTTCTACTGTCACACTTGCAGCTGCTCCAGCC